CGTTGTAGCATTAGATTGTTCCAAGAAAAACCTTTATCTTTACGATCTTCAAACGCTTCTGTTAGTCCAACTTTCTTGCTAGAACCTTTTGTACGAACACCAGGATATGCAGAGAACACATTATCGCTAGTATCGCCACGCATACACTTTTCAAATAGTAACCATTCAGGATCAGGTTTAGCTTTAGGCAACTGTGTTTTCTTATCAATTACAAACTTGCCTTTTACATCAAAGTATCCTTCGTGTGAAATAGTTGTTTCACTGACACCGTTGTACTGTTTAACATTAGGAGCAATCAACTGTACAAAGTCAGTATCAGTACTAATGATAATATGATTATCATTAGGATGAGCTTGTATCCAACCAGCAATCAAATCATCAGCTTCTAATTGCGGATGCTGTAGCACTGTACAATTGGTCTTTTCTTTAATAAAGTCTTTAAACGTGTCAAAGGCTTCCCAGAAGATTTTTTCTTCAGCGGCTTCTTTTTCTGTGTGCGCTGCACGAGCCGCAGCACGTTGTGCCTTATAGGGCTTGTAAAAATCTTTGCGCCAACTACGACCTTCTAAAAAGAAGATAACGTGACTGCCTTTGAAATCTTGCCAAGCCTTCTTAACACTGTTAAGAGTGATGTGAAATGCCATACCTAGTTTGATATCAGCGTCTCCGTTGATAACGTGTCGAGCACGAAAAAATGTATTTGCAGTATCTACTAGGATGTATGTAGCCATTAGTTATTCTTCTTTACTGTTGCGATATCTAAAACACCTGTGTTAACAGGGCCACCAAAGTCGCCATCTATCACGACATTTGCACAAAGTTCACGGAACCAACGATCAACAATCTCTTCATCTTTATCGCCATCTTCACCGTAGCCTTCTTGTTTTAATTTTAACACAAAAAGCTCATTCCAGTCAAGCTCAAAAAAGCCATTGCGAATGTTATCTTTGTTAACATGAGTTTCTAATACCCCTACCCACGGTTCTTTTTTACGAGTAGCACGTTCTTTTGGACTTGCCTTTGCTATTTCTTCTATTTCTTTAGCGGAAGCCGCAGCTAATTCTGCCTCCACTTTTGCTGCCTCTGCCTCTTGCAACAGCATAGTAGTTGCCGCAAGATTTGCTTCGATCTTGTCGATGCCAAATAATTTTTTAATAAAACTCATTATGTGCCCCATGCGTTGCGGAAAAGCGGAATTTGCAGCCTATCACTATATCGCAATCCTTCTTTCATTGCCATCAATGCTACTTTTTTATTGTTCAGTGCGTAGACACTTTCTACACCGCCCACGGGCATGAGATAAACGTGCCCAGTGAATCCAGCATCGCGGAACTGTCGTGTTGCAATCATCGCATCATCAAAGTCTTGTTCTGTAGCAATAACAAATTTTAAATATACTGTGCCATAATCTTCATACTCGCACACAATCTCTGGCTTAATTGCATCTTCCCACTTTTCACCACTGCACGGCAATTTGGCACTTACACTAAATGTGATCTCTCTCCAAAAATCTTTGTCATGATGCGATTTCCATGTATGCAGGTAACTGGCAAATTCTGGTGTTAGCTTTTGAGTACCGTTTGTTTCAAACGTAATCTCTTTAAGCCCTTGCATTTTAGGATGATTTAGCAGATCAGGATAAGCACGTTGCCAGCCCAACAAGGGCTCACCACCTGTAATGACCAAGTGTTCGTCCCGCCACTCACCGTGCGGAATAATTTCTGCAATGCGATCTGCAATAGCATCACTAGTTAGCATAGGACTTAGACTTTTAAAGTCAGGATGCCATGATGCATAACTATCACATCCAGTGGACACTAATGGGAGATCTTCGTACTTGTTAAACATATGTACAACTTCTGCAATATCATCAACTTCAGTACTCAGTTCTCCACGTGGCATTCCGAATCCTGCACATTTAAAGTTGCAGCCGAAAGTTCTAAGGAACACACTGGGCACTCCCATATAGCGTCCCTCACCTTGTATGCTGTAAAACAGCTCTGCTATTTTAATTTTGCTCATATTTTATTATACACTCTTCTTTTCTAAAATGCAACTGCCGTCTTCTTGTATTTTCCAAACAATGACGTCTCCTTCTTTCCATCCTACTTGCGCTAGCATATCTTCCGAAAACGGTAATACACAATCGCCTGTTTCTGGATCTTCTTCTAAAGTAACTGTCCATCGTGTCATTTAAAATCCTCTTGAGTTAGATTGAGTTTTTATTATAGTAGGTCCGTTACTTTCAAAGTCCATTCCTGCCATACGCCCTTCGTATACTTTACCATTCCATAACATCAATAGTTTAACACTTTTGTTCATGACCACAGTTAAGTTTCTGCTCTCTGCAAAGTTCATTACTTCGGCATCAACTATTCGATTACTAGTAACCTGTCTAACTTTGCAAGTTTCGCTATATCTATTAATAGTAGTACTCATTTAGCCCACCATTCTTCATAAGGAAATTCAATCCAAACATCGTTTTCTGCTTTGTTAACCTCTATGCCACAGAAGTCCATTTTTACTTCAGCACGGCTAGAAAGATTATCAACAACAACTGCAAACTTTACATTGTTATTCCAAATTTCCTGCCACCGTGGATCATCTGGGAAACAGCTACTTTGCCAATCATTTATAATCCAATTGATTGTAGAGCCTTGATCATTGATATCATCCACAATAAGAATTTTCTTACGACCATCGCCGGCTATCATAGGATCGTGATGGCTATATCCAAATGCATCCTCTGCCATCCAGAGATTACTTTCTGGACCTATATCGGAGTCGTTATCTCTTAAACTAACACCTAGCGCATACATAGGTACATCTAGCCAATGACTAATCATTACAGCAGGCAATAGGCCGCCTCGAGTAATTCCTACTACGTAGTCAGGCCGCCAATTACCAAAGCTGCGACAAATTTTACTGACGTTATTTTTAAATTCAGTAAAGTCGAGTGTGTGTTTCATCATATATTACCTCGGTGAAAACTCTTGTTGCAGTTTAATGTTATCAAAGAACTCTTTTTTAGTATTGCCGTCATCTTTAAACGCACCTTTGAGTACTGAAGTAGTTGTTGAATTCGTTCGTTCATTTGTCGCAACATCCATTTTGATAATGTTTATATTATACAACAAGTATTTAGATTTGTCAATGTTGTTTGATAAATAAAAGTGCCAATCGCGATGCGTCAACATCCACTTTGATAATGTTTATATTATACAACAAGTATTTAGATTTGTCAATGTTGTTTGATAAATAAAAGTGCCAATCGCGATGCGTCAACATCCACTGGCTCTAACATAAAATGCTATGTCAGCAATGATATTTATAGATAACAAATACACTAGATGGTATTGCACCATCATCAATAGAGCACAATCTCGAACTATTTCTGGTTATACAGAAAAACATCATATTATTCCCAAGAGTCTCGGTGGTTCAAATCAATCCAGTAACCTTGTAACACTTACAGCAAGAGAGCATTTTATATGTCATATGCTACTCGTTCGAATGGTAATGGGCATACATAAACAAAAGATGGTACATGCATGGTGGGCAATGTCTACACTCAGAAAAGAATGTCAAGATAGATATCGGTTAACATCTTACCAATACAACTCTGTTCGATTACATTATGCTAAATCTATGTCTGCTAATAATCCTATGAAGGATCCTGTCCTACAACAAAAACGAGTAGATACTTGGCGAGCCAATCGTGCCGCAAGGGATCACATACCACCGCGAATTCTTAAAGATAAGTTTATCACACCCAACGGAATTTTCAAAACTAAGAAAGAAATACAAAAAGTTTTGAACATTCCTGAATGGACTCTTAATACTATCTACAATAATTTAGATGCCCTTCCGATATCAAACGGAAGGGGCAGCAAAAATATTACTCATCTAAATATTGATCCAGCAAAATCTTGGAAAGAAAACGGATTTGGGTTACTTACCGTTTCTTGATTGTAATAAGATGTTGTCAAAGAACTCTTTCTTAGTTCCTGGATCCTTGTTAAATGCGCCCTTCAATACAGTAGTCTGAGTTAAACTACTATGTGCCATTATGCCCCTATTGGTACAGCAACCGTGCTCG